AATCGAATCGCTACTTTCTTCTGCTGATGAGTCGTTGTTGGTATTTTTGTCATCGGCACGAAAAACGCTGTCGTCATTTTCATCTCTCCATCTCCATCGTCGACGTGGCGGCTTTGCTTTTATAAATCAGGGGAAGGGTGAGTGGGCGTGTGTTAAGCCCCACTCACTATTCCTATATTTATATAGTGGTCGCCATCGCTGGCGGCGGCATGTTAACGTCATGATTATTGCCGCCATGTTCAGCGGGATTTTTTGTTGTGTTTTTTTAAGTTTCGCTGGCGGCGGCAATCATGTTTTTATGGTCGCCGCAACGGTTTATTTTTTCTTTACAATGCGATGTCCGATGGTTCTGTCCATCTCATAACCGTACTTCTTGACCCAATCCCGAACGGTTCGTTCAGCGACTTGTTTGCCTGAGTTCGTAAACCACTCGACAACATCTTGCACAGTTGGCGGTTCTCCGAAATTGCATGAGCTGATCACGTCGTCAAACTCTTCGGCCTTGTTGCGATGTTCCTTGTTGACTTTGCTTTTCAGCTTGTCTGTGGCCTTGATCCAAGGTGGCCGCTCGCCTTCTGGGTCAACGTCCTTCAGGATGCCTTCGTCATCGACGATGTGGATCGGGTACTGAAACCACATGTTAATTGGCTCAAACTTCGGATACTCTCGAAGTGTTCCTTCCACTCGCCACGCTGAGCGAATCTTTATGCTCTGGAGCTTGTCTGCTATCTGCTTCTGAATCGACTCCAGCGATTCTGGCTTGCTGAGCTTTGACGGTAACTTCTGGATGTTCTTCGCATGTTCTTCCATCGCCAATGAGTTCATCAAGTCGTCATCTCGAATCTTCTCCAGATAGTCTGGGCTGTGCCTTTCGATGTAGCTTCGATAGATCTGGCATTGAAGCTTGTTTTCTTCGATTCGCTTCATCGTGTCACCAACGTCTAGCTCAACGAGGTCAATGAGTGCATCAGGGTCTCTCGCAAAGACTCCGCTTCCGCTTGCTCTGTCCATTGACTTCTTGCCGCCTTGCGAACCTTTAGAATGATGATGGCAATAGATGACGCTGGAGCCTAAGTCTGTGCATATCTTGTCAAACTGATTGGTAAAATGAGCCATCTGGTCTGCGCTGTTTTCGTCGCCTGTCAGCACCTTGTAAATCGGGTCGATGATGATGGCGATGTAGTTTTTCTTCGCCGCTCTTCGGATGAGCTTCGGAGCTAGCTTATCAAGTGGAACGGTCTTGCCTCGAAGGTTCCAGACGTCGATGTTATCGATGTTCCTTGGCTCGCATCCGATGGCTTGATAGACGTCCTTGAACCGATGGAGCGCACTGGCTCGGTCTAGCTCCAGATTCACATACATGACTTTGCCTTGTGAGCAGTTCCAGCTTAGCCACTTCCTACCTTCTGCGATGGCGATACATAACTCAATGAGTGCGAATGACTTTCCTGCCTTGGATGCTCCTGCCATCAGCATCTTGTGACCTTGTCGCAAGACTCCCTCGATGAGTGGTGGAGCTAACGCTGGCATGTTCTTCCACGTGTCGGTTAGGCTCTCGATGTCTGGTAGATCATCGTTGACGCCTTCGATCCACTCATACCAGTCTGACCAGCTACCTTTGCCGATGTTCGTATCAACGATGAACTGCTTCTTGCCATTTCGCTCGACGCCTGGCATCCGTGATAGTCTTGAGGGATTGCGATTCTGATTGTCGATATTCAGCCCATTCTTTTTGCAGATGTTGTAGAGATAGTCAACTCGCTTGCGATACTCGTCATAGTTCGATGCTTCGACTTTGACGATGGCGTGGAGACTCTTGCCACCACTGTAGACCATGACCGATATGGGAAGCTCTAGCTCTCGCATGATGGCATTCTGCTTGTCGATGTCCATCGTGTCAGACTCCACGAGTGCATAACGATAATCTGTGACATTTTCGTTTTTAACGCCTTTGCCATCCAAAGGGTTGAACCTGATCCACGCTCCCGCTTCGGGGTTGTAGTCTCCTAAGACGGAACCAATGTCACCGTTACATTGGGATAGCTTGTGAATCAGCTCCCCTGATGTGCGGTCGTAGGCTCCCCTTGTCGGCAGAAACTTGCCTTCCTCGTTTTGCCATGTGTCCACGACATAGCCGACGTTCTCGCTGGACTCAAACAACGTCTCCAAGTAGGTGATGAGCTGTTGAGTCGGACTCCATGTGGCTGGCTCGTTAATTTCCTTGCCTTCAATCCAGTTCTTGTTGACGACGACATAATCGCCTGAGATTTCATCTTCCCAATCGATTTCATGCCCCGCATCACGGCTTGTCCATCCATTATCTTTTGCCATCTGCGTGATGGTGGCTCCTGTAACTCCTGTCCCCTCGAAGGTCGTCCACTTGCGGAAGCATTCGCCAGGACGATACCTACCACTGTCTCGCTTGCTCCACTCCTCCCAATCACTTGCTGTGTAGCCTTCATGCTTCAAGGCCATGCCGACATTGATCCACTCTTGATAATCAAGCTGAGACGGGTTCACATGGTCGAGCAGCTGTGTTAAGTCCATTTTCCTCTCCATTGCGTGTCCCCGTTTCAGTAAGTTTTTGGATCAATGCCGTATGGGATTCGCCAGTTGTTCAGTGCCATCTTGGTGATGAGTCTGTCGGCTTTTCCGAAGTTCCATGTCCCCACGTGCTGGAAGCCTCTTTTTTCCAGTAAGATGATTTGCTTGGGTGTGGCCAATCCTTCTTGGCGACGTGATACGACATGATTGATGAGCTTGCTGGCCTTGCCTTTCGTCAAGATGCCTTCTGCATTGATGCCAGCACTCTCGATGAATTGAATTTGCTGTTCGGTTGTTGGCTCAAACTCCCATGAAAATGCAGGTTGGTAGTTAATTAAATCCTCTGCCTGAATGCTAATTTCATATTGAACGTGGTCAACTAATTTTTTCGAGCGATTCTTGTTCTGCTCCAACTGTTTAGCAAGCGACTGTTCCCGCTCCTTCAACGCCGACTCCACAGCATCCTTCTGAGCATCCTCAAGGTCAACTGCTTCTCCAGCTTCTTCGATTCGCTTGGTCATCGCTTCTGCTATCTCGTCTGACTCTGCGATGAGGTGAGCGGGATGGGATAACGCATGCCTCTCCGTGTGCCAGAGGAAGTCGAGAACCAACAGTTCTTTCTTGCCTTGGTAAAGTCTTGTCCCACGGCCAATCATCTGAGAATAGAGCGAACGCGACTTTGTTGGCCTTAAGACCACGATGCAGTCCACGCTTGGGCAGTCCCATCCTTCGGTGAGTAGCATGGAATTGCACAAGACGTTATATCGGCCTTTCTCAAAGTCTCGGATGACTTGTTGACGGTCATAGGATTCGCCGTTGACTTCTGCCGCCTTGAATCCGATGCGATTCAGTATGTCAGCGAATCGTTGGCTGGTGGCGATCAAGGGAAGAAAGACGACAATCTTTCGATGCTTGGCCACTTGCCACATCTCATGAGCGATTCTTTCGAGATATGGGTCAAGGGCTGTGTCAAGGTCTGATGCGGCAAAGTCCCCTGACTGCTGGCGAACATTCGTCAAGTCGAGTTTAAGCGGAATCGTCAACGCTTTGATGGGACTCAAGTATCCTTGTTTGATGGCCATCGGCAACTTGTATTCGTAGGCCAACGTGTCAAAGAACGAACCGATGTTTCTCATGTCCCCGCGATCAGGAGTGGCCGTCACGCCAAGCACGTTGGCAAGGTTGAAATGATTCAGGACTTTTTGATATGAATCACTAACTGCATGATGAGCTTCGTCAACGATGACCGTCTGGAAATGCGATGGACTAAACTGCTTCAGTCTAGAATCTCGCATCATCGTTTGCACGCTACCCACCACCACACGATAGAAGCTACCGATAGACGTCTGTTCTGCTTTCTCGACTGCACATTTCAGGCCTGTTGACTTTTCCAGCTTGTCAGCTGCTTGGTCTAACAGTTCTGTGCGATGAGCGAGGACGAGAACACGCTCGCCCTCCTTGACGCAATCCTCAATCACCTTGCTGAACACGATGGTTTTTCCGCACCCTGTCGGAAGTACCAGAAGTGTTCGTTTGTTGCCTTTTCTCCACTCTTCATGAATGGCGTTTCTCGCTTCTAGCTGATAAGGCCTAAGCTCCATCGTCATGGTCTGAACTGTCATTCACAACGCCTCCTTAGAAGCTCCCAGCTGTGAAGTTGCCTGATGGAAACGGAGTCTTGGCTTCTTTCGCATAGAACGTCTTGATCTGATTGTTCGTCCGCTCAACGCCGTCTCGGCCTGTGAATTTGTTGATTTCGAGCTTCAGTTTGCCTGTGGCACCGACGACTGTGTTCCAGTTCATCTTGAGTGCTTCGCCTGATTTCTTCTGGCCGATACCCGCAAAGAAGTTGCTCAACAATCCCTCTGTCTTGGTATGTAGGAATAAATTGTGGAAAACCACGATGTCACCTTGTGGTGAGTGAACAGTAATCTCAAGTCGAGCTTGGTTGCATGCTGGCATTTTGTCTGAACCTGCAAAGCGTCCACGCTCAAACTTGACCACTGTAAAGTTGTAGTCCCCAGCAGGAAGAATTAGAAACTCCCCGCCATCCTTTTGAATCTCATCGTCCCAGCTTAATTCGCGTTCGATTGTCATGTATAAGTCCTCCTAGTTGAATGGTATTTCGTTTCGTTTATTCTCGATCATCTCAAACACTTTTGACCAAGCTCCGATCAGCACGCCATCGATAAAGTTCGAATCATAGCTTGCAATCGGAGTCGTCGCAGGGTAGTAACCCTTGTCAGAGACGACCGCTTGAATCTCATCTTCGGTCACGTTGTTCAGCTTCATCAGCTCTTGCAACGCCTTTGGTATCTTCGAGTCAGCTTCCACTTTCTTGACCGAAGTCTCTTTGCTGAAAATGTGAGCGATGTAGGCATAGTCAAGCGGAAACTCATCAGGCAGACCGTGGCGATTCTTCGCATCCCATGCAGGATGGTGAGTAGCGTAGACGGTTCTGACTCCACCTTGGCCTTTGTTTTTCTTGCCTTTTTCGTCAATCGCGACGCTGAACGTCTTGTAGTTAATGAATAGAACCATGTCTGCCCACTCTTTGACCAAAGCAGCTGTCCGCGATCCAGTCTTTTGTCCTAGCTTCAACTGGTAACGGTCATAGGCTCCCATCTCGTCAGGTTGCTCGAATTTGATGATTTGAGCATGAGCCGTAAGAACCACGTGAATCCCTGCATCGATGACGTCAGAGAGCAAATTAAGAAACTTGCCCAACTCTTCCGCTACATAGATGTAGCCCTTGCCGTATCCAAAGTCCTCGACGCCTTTCTTCTGATGCGTGGAGCAGACACTTTCGACGCACAACATCTCCGCCCAGTCGATGGTGTCGATGACTAATGTGGCAAACTGCTTCGAGCCTTGTTTCATGACCCACTTGACCTGTTGATTGAGCATCTCCCAGCTAAGAGGCTTGGCGAGACGCTGAACATCCATTTCGTTTGTCGAGCCTTCTGTGTCGATGAAGATGGGATTGGGGAACTGTGCCGCTAATGATGACTTTCCGATGCCTTCCGACCCGTACAGAACGACCTTCTTCGCCTTTTCTAACTTGCCGCTAATAACTTGCATATTGGTCTCCTCTCTACCTTATCCTCAAACTTTCTGACTGACTCAGCGAGCAACCAGACACGGAATGTCCGCTTTTAAGTGCCTCCAAGATGAGCTTTTTGTCCACGCTGGTGACCGTCTTGATGTAGTCGCTAGGTATCA